CTGGTCATGTAACTAACGCTGGTATCTTTGACCTTGACACAGACTCAAACGGTAGATGGTCTGTTGAGAGATTCAAAGGCTTAATGTTTAATCTTGAAAGAGATGCTAACAGAATAGCACAAAGAACTCGTAGAGGTAAAGGTAATATTATTATTACTTCTGCTGATGTAGCTTCTGCTTTACAAATGGCAGGTGTATTAGACTATACTCCAGCTCTTAACAACAATCTAAATGTTGATGACACAGGTAATACTTTTGCAGGTGTTCTTAACGGTAGATTTAAAGTGTACATTGACCCATATAGTGCAAACTCAGCGTCAGCACACTACTATGTAGTAGGCTACAAAGGTACTTCACCTTATGACGCAGGTATGTTCTATTGCCCATATGTACCACTACAAATGGTAAGAGCAGTTGGTCAAGATACTTTCCAACCGAAAATCGGCTTTAAAACTAGATACGGCTTACAAGCAAACCCATTTGCTGAAGCTGGAACTGGTGACGCAGCTGTTATTAACGGTGCTGGTTCTGCTAACGCTAACAGATACTACCAAAGAGTTCAAGTTGCGAACTTAATGTAATATCTGTTCATACAGAAAACGAAAAAAGGGGGCTTCGGTCCCCTTTTTTTTTGGTCTCCTTCCAGGATGGATAAATAGTATTATGACAACAGTTAATAGTTTTTCAAGGCAACCTACTAGTTTGGACTATGCAAGTCCAACGCAGTTTAAGTTTCAGATAACTAAACTGCCTAAAGTAGAATATTTTTGTACATCTGTTAATTTACCAGCCTTAGCGCTTAGTGAAGTTAGACAACCTACACCTTTTGTAGATGTACCTTTACCAGGTACAACACTTACATATTCGCCTCTAAATATGACATTTTTGGTAGACGAAAATTTAGAGAACTTTCAAGAAATACATGGATGGTTAAGAGGTCTAGGTTTTCCAGAAAGTTATACAGAGTATGCTGATGGTTTGGCTGCTGGTTCAGATAGAGCACCATCAAGTGGCGGTGCAGTATCAAGTGAACCAGGTAAAGTAAAATTTGGTGCGCCTAGTCAGGCTGCTTTCTTTTCAGACGCAACACTTGTAATTTTAACAAGTAAAAACAACCCTATCAAAGAGGTTAGATTTAGAGATGTATATCCAACAAATATTGGTGAATTGCAGTATGACCAACAAGCTGGTGATGTGCAATATCTAACGGCAAGTGTAACTTTTAATTACAGAGGTTACGATTTTGCTAATGTTGGCGCTTCGTCAACAACTGTTACAACTTCATAATAAACCTTTACTTTTTTTGGTTTTTATGTTATAATGAGATGAAATATTAATAATGGAAAAATTATGGATTTAGAAACATTACAAGAACAGGTCGACAAAGACCTAAAAATAAACGATACTGAACTCGATTTAGAATCCCTTAAAACTCCTCAATTACATAACAAGTATATGAAACATTATACAAAGTTTAAATTGATGTTAGCAAAAGCAGAAACAGATTATAGTCAATTAAAAAGGACTAAATGGGAGTATTATACAGGTAAAGCTGACGCTTCAGTATATGCAGAAAAACCATTTGATTTAAAAGTATTAAGGACAGATGTTGACAAATATATTGAATCAGATGATGAATTAATTAAAGCAAAACAGAAAAAAGAATATCTAACAACTGTTGTTGATTACCTAGATAAAACAATCAGACAAATATCGAATAGAGGATTTACTATAAAAAATGCCATTGATTGGCGTAAGTTTACTAGTGGAGCTATTTAATGTTATATCATATTAATCAATCAATTTTACCTAGCACCTTTTGTGATGAAGTAATTAAAGAGGGTGAAGAAAAAAATATTAGTAAAGCAAAGATACAAGAAGGCAACAATGCAAATAGAAGCTCAGATGTATCATGGCTAGATAAAGATAAAATAGGTAAATCATTGACTAATTTAATTATGATTGCAAATAAAGAAAGTGGTTGGAATTATTCATTAAAAGAATTTGAACCTTTACAATATACTATTTACAAAGAAGGTGATTTTTATGATTGGCATATTGATAGTCATGCAAAATCATATGATAATGGTATGATAAGAAAATTAAGTTTTACTTTATGTTTAAATGAAGATTATGAAGGCGGAAATTTTAGTGTAAGTAGTCCACACCCTATAAGTGAAAAAACAAAAATAGAAACTATTGATAAACCTAAAAAAGGAACAATGATAGTTTTTCCTAGTTATACTTGGCACAAGGTTGATAAAGTAACAAGTGGTATTAGAAAAACTTTAGTAGGTTGGGTTGTGGGCAAAGAATGGTCTTAACAAAATACATTGTATTAGAAAAGAAAAACGAAGTATATCTAACGATAGACGCTGAAGATGGTATCCGTAGAGATATAGGAGAATACTTTACATTTGAAGTGCCTGGTTTTAAATTTATGCCACAATACCGTAATAGAGTATGGGACGGTAAAATAAGATTATATAACTATGCGTCAAAAACAATATACGCCGGTCTTTATCCTTATATTAATAAATGGTGTAAAGACAATAATATTCAAGTAGTAGATGGCACAAAAATAAAAGATGTAACAGTAGATGAACAGGCCGTTGAGGGTTTTATCAAGGCACTAAAGATACCATTTGCTGTTAGAGATTATCAAAAGGAGGCATTTATTCATGCGATTAAAAAATCTAGGTCTTTATTATTATCACCCACAGCTAGTGGAAAATCTCTTATTGTCTATCTTATTGCTAGGTTTAACCTGCTTAGGTTAAGAAGCAAGAAGAATAATAAGATACTAATAATAGTACCTACAACATCATTGGTAGAACAGTTAACAAAAGATTTTAAAGACTACGGTTGGGATAGTGAAAAAAATGTACATAAGATATATCAAGGCCATGAAAAAGATACAGATAAGAGAGTTATAATTTCCACATGGCAGTCAATTTATAATCTACCTAAAAAATGGTTTAAACAATTTGGTACAATAGTTGGTGATGAGGCACACTTATTTAAGGCAATGTCATTAACAAAAATTATGACAAAATTAGAAGATTGTAAGTATCGTTATGGTCTTACAGGCACTTTAGATGGTACTAAAACACATAAACTTGTATTAGAGGGTTTGTTTGGTACTGTAAATAAAGTAATATCAACAGCTGAGTTGCAAGATAAAAAACAACTTGCTGACTTGAAAATTTACGCTTTGATATTAGGTTATGATAATGGTAGTAGGCAGTTTGTAAATGGTCTAAACTATCAAGAAGAAATGGACTTTTTAGTATCACATGAAAAAAGAAATAAATTTATTGTAAATTTGGCGTCTAAATTACAAGGCAATACTTTGTGTTTATTTCAATATGTAGAAAAACACGGTAAAAATTTACATCAACAAATAAAGGAAAAAGCAGATGACAAACAAGTATTCTATGTTTACGGAGGAGTTGAAACCGAAGATAGAGAAACAATTAGAGAAGTTACCGAAAAGTCAGACAATGCTATCATTGTTGCTTCCTTCGGGACTTTCAGCACAGGCATTAATATACGGAATTTGCATAACATTATTTTTGCTAGTCCTTCTAAATCTCGCATAAGAAATTTACAATCAATTGGTCGTGGTTTAAGACTAAAAGACAACAAATCAAAAGCTACTTTATATGATATTGCAGATGATTTAACATATAAAGACAAAGAAAATTACACTCTAGCCCATTTTAGAGAAAGGATAAATATTTACAATGAAGAAGAATTTGATTATGAAATCCATAATGTGGACTTAACAAATGGAAAACATAAAGATAATTAAGTTAGAAAACGGAGATGATATTGTTTGTTCGTTCCCGAATGAACAGTTACCCGAATCACACGCATTATTAAGGATTACAAAACCCTTACAAATAAAATATATTCCACAACTAACACCTCAAGGATTTAGAGATTATGTTGCTATGGTAAAATGGGCGGCCTATACTAGCGACGCTGTTATTACCATACCAAAAACAAAAATTATGACTATAACAAATGCAACAAATGAAATGGCCAAATCATATGGTCAAGTAATTAAAAATTATGATGTAATAGATAAAGTGCCAGAAAAGGCACAAGGACTTGAATTTAAAAGAGAAAGATTGAGTGACCAACAAAATGAAGAAATTAATGAAATCTTTGATGAGTTTAAAGACGAAGACCCAACAATCCATTAATAATAAATTAGGTATAGGAGCTTTCCTCAACGGCGGACACCGTCCATTATATCCATTTTTTGGCAAGAGTCAAGCGTGGATGAAATACAACCCAACATTGACAAAAAAGGAGTTTTAGTGTATTATGGTGACCATGAATAAAAAAACAAAAACACAAAAAGAACACTATGTCAATAACAAGGAGTTTCTAGCTGCCATGATTGAATATAAGAAAGCAATCAAACAGGCAGAAAAGAAAAAACTAGAAAGGCCACCTGTTACTGATTACATAGGAAGTTGTTTTTTAAAGATAGCTAATCATCTATCATATAGACCAAACTTTATCAATTATACATTTAGAGATGATATGATAAGTGATGGTATAGAGAATTGTTTACAATATTTGGATAACTTTAATCCAGAAAAATCTAATAATCCTTTTGCATATTTCACACAAATAATCTATTATGCTTTTGTTCGTAGAATACAGAAAGAAAAAAAACAAGTAACAATAAAACAAAAGTTAATAATGGAAGCTAATTATGATGACCTTACTTTGCAACCAGGTGAAGATAGAGATTTTAAAAATCAGTTTACAGAATTCTTACAAAAGAATACGGTCATAGACGAACCGGCGAAGAAAAAGAAAACAACTAAAAAGAAATCAAAACCAACCTTGGAATATTTTATTAATGAAAATAGCATTACTGAATGATACACACTTCGGTTGTCGTAATGATTCACCTGCTTTCATAGAATACCAAAACAAGTTTTATCAAGATATATTCTTTCCTTATCTAGTAGAGAATAATATTAAAACTTTGGTACATCTAGGTGATGTCGTTGATAGACGAAAGTTTATAAACCATAATACAGCTCATAATTTTAAGAAAGTATTTTGGAATAAGCTAGAAGAACTAAATATTGATACACATATAATAATAGGTAATCACGATACTTATTATAAAAATACAAATGAGGTAAATGCCTTACAAAATCTCAATATTAGTAAAGACGCTAAAATCTATACTAGAGCAACTACTGTCAATTTTGGTGGTCTTGATATTCTTTTTTTGCCTTGGATTTGTGATGATAATTATGATGATAGTATCTATGCTATCGACCATTCTGATACGACCATTGCTATGGGTCACCTTGAAA